CGGGCTTGGCTGTCGTGCAAACGGCTGTGGATGGCCGAGAACACAGCGGCTCCCTGCTCAATCAGCGCCTGAGTCGTCCCAACAGGGGCATTGGCGTTGACATCGGCAATCTTTTCCTCGGCTGTGGTGACTACGCCCTTGGCAGACTTCTCCAAAAAGCCCATCAACTGGAACAAAACAGGGCTGGGAGCGTTGAACGGCATGGGGAAGGCAATCTTCCTGATGTCATCCACGCCCGGAGCGCCTTCGATCTCCACGATTTGGGTCACATCCACCGACTGGCTCTGGCCCGATATACGAGCGCCCTTGAGCTTGAGCATGGTCGGGGCATTGTTGATGTGGGCGGAGTCCAAAAGCGCCCTTAAAGACCCTGTGAGTGCCGCCGTCAGCCCTCCAATGAGGTGCGGCAGGCCAACAGCGTAGGCTCCGCGCCATGGGATGAACTTGAACTCGACCATCCAGTCCAATTTGGTCATGGAATCGTCGCCCTCTTCCCAGTTACGGTACAGGCCAATGACTTTGGACTCCATCTCGTCGATCATCAGGATGTACGGGGCCGTTTCACCCTTGGTACGGGAGTCGTCTTCCAGTTCCAGCCATGTGTAGATGTGGAAAACCCGGCGAATGCCGTCTTCGTTGTCCTCAAACTGCTTGCCTTCGATCTTTTCGTTGGCTTTTTCGGCGTAAGTTTGCTCTGGTTCGACCGAAGCCTTGATGTAGTCGGTGTCCCGGTACAGGCCAGAGGAGATGCGGCGCTTGAATTCCCAGTCCGTGATGTCTTGCACCTCGGTCACGCGCTGTGAGGTGTAGAAATTGGCGGCAGAGAACGGCAAAAGGATGTTGTCGATGGGTACAAACTCGGCACAGGGGCGCTTTTTGCCCTCGTCGTACCAGAGTTTCATGAACTGTGAGCCGCCAAGGGGCAGTTGGGTCAGCAGTTGCTCCTGCTCGTCCCTGAATTCCTCGATCTGCTCAGTCAATTGCCAGTTCATGTAGTCGCGTTTGCGCTCGGCGATCTCGACCTTGTCCTTGTCGACCTTGCCCAAGATCTTGGTGCGGGTTGGGCCATCAGGTGGGAACAGTTCTTTGATGGCTCGGGCGGCAAAGTCCACGCAAGCCTCGGCCATGACGGGGTGAACCACCTTGGATGCGCCCATGAAGGAAGCGCCACCAGGGGCATCGTGGCCCAGTCCAGTGCGGCGGATGCCCTCTTCGTACTGCTTGTCACGCTGTTCACGCGCTTGCTTGTCTTTTTCGATCAGGCCCAGGTAGCGCATGGCGATCTTGTCCAGATCCCAGCCGTCGATCAGGTCTTCAGCGAGGTTAGAGTAGAAGTCTTCATCCTCGGACGGGCCTTTGTAGTCGTCCATGGTGACGATTGCCCCGCCATCAGGAAGCTCCTCGATCATGGAGTCGCTCAGTTCTGGCAGTTCAACATCGACGCTTCCGTCCTCGTTCTCCTGCATCCCGTCCATGCCGGGAACATTGCGCCCGAACTCTTGATCAATGGGCATCTCTGTCGCCATAAATTATTTCCTTCTGAACTTTTTGTCGTTCAATTCCAAGAACATTGCGTCCGGGTTATTGCTGATGCTGACTTTGCCGCCTCTTTTGAATGGTGGGCCTTGCAGGATGTTGCCGCCATCACTCATGTCGGGCACTGTATTCTCGTTGACAGCACCACCTTCTGCAAACCCACGATCCTCGGGCATTTCTGCGCCAAGCATCTCTGCGCCTGCCGCCCCTGTTGCGGTTGGGATGCCGATCTGTTGGTACAGCGGCTGGCCCTTGGTCAAAGCCTCTTCACGCATCGATGGGGTGATGTCAAAGCTGTGTAGCCGTGTGCTGAACTCTTTTGCCGCATGGGGGCTTTGCTGGAGAAATTCATTCCATGTGATTTTTCCAGCCACATAGTCATCCCCGCCGGGATACCCAAACGCAAGGGTTGAATCCCTTGGGGGACGGGTAACTTCTATTGGGGAAACCTTCGCCCCGTGCTTCTCGCCATACTTGTTCAGGTAGGCGGGGAGCATCTGGTCATAAAAGCCCTTCATGCCTTCGCCGCCAATACTCAAATCGGACGACTCAATGCGCTTCCAATCAGGGCGCATGGGCCTTTCTTGCGCCAAGCTCTCGCCAAACCCCTCAAATATTTTTTTGGCCGTGTCCTTGCCGATCAACTCCTGCAATCTTTCGGGAGTTACCGCCTCTTCCGAGAAGACCTCATTGCCACTCTTAAACCCAGAGACTTCGTACATTTGCTTGCCGTTGTCGTCAAGGTATGGCTCGTACTCAAGTCTGTCCAGGTTCTTGCGAAGCGCCTCTTCGTAGCGATCAATTTGAACTTTGCCGGGGGTGATGGCAATCTTGTCGTAGCCATTCTCTGATGCGTAGTTGATCAGGCGCTTCATTGCCAGTTCGTGCCAGTTCTTTTTGAACGGGGCATCTGGTACGCCTTTGTTCTCAAGTTCCAATAATTCACTTAAACGAGCATTGTCTTTTTGCAACAAACCATCTTCATCAGCATGTTTTTGCAAAAGCGCTTGCATTTCTTGCTTTTGCTTTTGTGTTAATTCGTTTTTATATCCCTTGTCCCGACCCGTTTGATGCCAATCGGATTGGATCTCCTCCACATGGAGGATCTTCTCGCCGTTGGGGCCAACGCGGTCTTGGACGCGCATGTGGGCCAGCACATTGGGTTGATCCCAGTGCTTTGACTGGAACTCATCCGGGGCGGCATCCCTGCTGGCTCTCAACTGGGCCAACTCATCAAGCAATTTTTTGTCGGTGGCTCCACGGCGCTCGTATGCCTCCAACTCCATGATGCGCTGTTGGTTGGCTGACTTGGTGGGCGGGAGCTTGAGAACAATCTCGCGGTAGTTCTCGCCGCCAGCCAGTTTCCAGTCTGAGCGGTCATACTTAGATGAACCCCAGTTGCCATCAAGCTTGACGGCCTCTTTGGCCTCGTCATAATAGTCGTTCGAGCGATAACTCTTTTGCTCGATCAGTCGGTCATAGTCATCAAGCCAGTCCATGCGCTCATGGCCGTACTTCGGACGGGGGCCAAGCTCTTGAATGACTTCCTTCTCGATCATATCCTCGATCTTCTGGTCAATCATCTTTTGGGTTGGCTCACCCATGATGTCTTCAGTAATCTGCTTGGGCGGGTTCTTTTCAACAGTGTCGATCACCTCATCCTTGGTGATGGCCTTTGCACCCTTCTCGCCAGGGGTGACTTCAAAATACTTCTCGACCTTCTCGGTGTTGCCCTTGGCGTCAGGCTTCTTGAGCTTGACAGTGCGCTCCTTTTGAACGATGGGCACTCCAAGCCTCTTGTCGATGCCACGGTCAATCAACTCCTGCGCCTTGACTTCCTTTTGCTTGAGCAACTCTTTGATCATCTGCTCTGGCGTTGCCTTGTTGGGCAACATATCCACAGCGTTATCCACAGCCGAGTAGAAGGGCGGGGCTTTGGGTGCGGCCTTGGCTCCCTTAGATCCCTTGGTAAATACTTTGATCAGTCCTGACTCAATGCTCACAGTGGGCGCTCCTCAAGGATCAGGTCGTCAGCGTTGATTGCTCCGCCACCAGCCAAGCCCTTGGACTCAAGGCGCTTCATCTCTGAGGCCACATCCTCGTCGGTCATTGAGAACGGCTTGATGTCACGAGCGTACTTGGCTGTGTTTTCCGTCAGAGCCTTTTGCTCCAGCGATGACTTGGCGGCAATCTCTGGGCGCATGGCCTTCATGCGCTCAATGGCCTCCAGGGCAACCTTGCTCAACTTACCGCCTGCTGACATCTGAGGAATCATCTGGCCGATGTCCACCTCGGGGTCTTTACCACGGGGCATGGCTTGGCCGTGCTTGAGGATCTGGTCTGGCTTCTTGCCGGGCTTAAACTTCTGTCCGTCCTTCTTGGGCTTGATGGTGATGGCTCCGCCCTTTTTCTTGCCGCCGTACTGCTTCATCAACTCCTCGAACATTTTGATCTCATCGATGTGCTGTTGGTCAATGATCTGGCGGGGCGACGAAGTCTGGTACATGCGGGTCATGTCTTGTGGGCGGGACTTCTTCGGGGCCGTTTCCGTAAGGTACTCGTACACATCAGGGAACTCCACCTGTGCAGGCATGTGATATTGGGTGCGCGTCAATCCTGTCCCAGGCTTGTTCGGGATCACATGCGAGTATGTGGGGTGCTCAGACAGCAAGAGCTTCTCAGGGTCATAGCCAGGAGCCAATTCCATTTGCGAGAACCCGGTCGTGGTGACAGGCAGGTCACGCAACTCAGGCTCAGTGATAGCGTGGTGAATGATGCGCCCATCAGGCAAGCCAAGCGGCTCGGTGTAGGTGGGCTTTTGCATGATGGCGTTAAAGTGCTTTCGCAACTCAGGGTCAACAGCAAAGTGCAAATAAGCCGAGTCTTTGTCCTCAATGCCTGGGAAGCTTGGACGAGGGCCAGACTTTGGACTACCCTTACGGATCAACTCATTGACCATTTCGATCTGGTCTTTGGACATTCCGCGAAGATCGATGGCCCTCAAGTTTGCGTCAGCGAAGTGCAAGGCAAAGTCACTGCCAAGCTTGCCCATCTGCATATATTGGCCCAACACAGGTGCATCGCCATACGCCTGCGAGATTTCATTGATCCGCTTTTGCACATTGGCGGCGATGGGGTTGTTGGATGCCCAGGCTCCCTCCCCGCCAAGGCCGTACAAAGCCCCGCCATGCTGGGGAGATGGGATGTCCAGGGCGTAGGGGCCAGCCTCATGCAAAACCTGCTCTGCGGCGGTCGTGTCGCCAGAGATGCCCATCTTGACCATGCCCTTTTGCTTTTCAATATTGGCACGGGGAATGTCTTGGCGCTTGGCAGTGGGGCGGATGTCGTGAACCAGACCCTGCTCAGTCTTCCATTGCTCGAAGGATTTGCCAGCGGGGTTGAATGACTTGGATGGTTCTGGCCTATAGAAGTCGCCACGGGTTGCCTCGGCCATCTCTTGGGCCAGTGGGCGCAACTCCTCCTTGCTCCGGGGCTTGGCCCTTGGCAATTTGGGCGGTAGGGCAAGCTCCTTTTCAGCCGCCTGTGCCGCCTGCCTTGCTCGGTTGGCCTTGACCAACTTGAGAACATCGGTGACGCCGCCCAGGGCAAAGTGCTGATCCCCCAACTCCATCATCATGGTGTCTGGGTTGTCTGAGATGTGGACTGATCCACCATGCTTCATGCCATCAGTGGGAAGCGGGTCATTTGGATAAAGTCGATCCATGAGGAAATCGTCCTCATACTTCAAATACTCATCTTCAGGCAAATATCTTTGTGCATCAACGCCTTTGTTTTTTAGATATTTGGCAAGACTGGTATTTTGAATATCACGCAACCCGGTGTTATGCAAGTCTCCAACATCTGACCACTTACCGCCACGCACAAAGTCCTGCACGAATGGCAGGTACTCTGGCTTGGGTGCGCGGTTGCCTTTGCCCTTGATTTGGGTGATTTTGGGCAAAAGTGCCGCACGATCTGCCAGATACTCTGGGCCTTCGTAGATGTCATGATTTTTATCATCTAACCTTCGCTTGGCAATCTTGTTTTGCACTTCTTCTGTTTGCCTGTCAAACCATTTGTTGTAGTCCAAATGTTCATTGGGCTTAACCTCCACCGTCACATGAGGCTCACCACGCTTGTCGCGCAAGCTGTAGATGCGTGACTTGCCTTGGATCACATCAGGGCAATAGCCACCAACGCAGTGGCCCATGGTGTCGCCTTCGTACTTGAGGGCTTCTTCCAGTGCTTTCTCAGAGTTTCCCGGTGTTTCCGGGTGTCGTCTGTAAATGTTTTTGACCAAATCGGGTAAGTTAAACCCAAGAACTATCTTTCCTTCGGGTGATACAGTTTGGAGCGCATTGCCTTTTTGGACTGGCTCTGACCAGCCCTCTGGCAATACATCGGGCATTTTTGGCGGAGCAAGCTCAACCCACTTGTACCCCTCGGGATATTCCTTGTGGACAGGCATCCCTTCAGTGGCTTTGATTTGCGCCTCGGCCATCTTCCGAGCCATCTCTTGGTCGTACTCTGCCGTGCGGCGCACCGCCTGCTCCATGCTGACCTTGTTGAGTTGCTCGGGGCGGATGCGGCCAGTGGCTACATCTTCTCTCAACACATCGACGATGTGGTCGAAGCCAAGCTGGTTGACATCCAAGCTTCTGGCGCGATAAATTGATTGGTTTGGGTCTAGTTTAGAAACCCATGGATTCAACTCTTTGTCTTGTGGCTTAAGCCCTTTTGGGCTTGTAACTGCTATGGCCTCTTCAGACAAATTTTCCCATCCGCGACCTATGTTGGTTTTGGCAAGGCCAGCGCCAGGAAAGCCCTGCGACCTTCTGACATTCTCAGTTGACTCGGGCAACCACTCAGCACCTTGCAAGACATCCCTGGGCAAATGAGTCACGCCCTCTTCTGCCAGTCTGCGAACTGGATCTTCGGGGGTTGCCATTTCCTTCTTGATGTAGTTGGTCAAGTTGCGGTCAACCCAGTTGTTGATAGCGTCATTGATTTCCAGCCTGCCAGACGCCTCCAATCTTGCCGCCTGTTCGGGCGTATATTGATCAATGTTCTCGGTTGCCACTCTTCGCTTCAGCGGCTTGACGGCCTGTTCCACGCTCCCTGTCAGCCAGTTCCCACCCTTGGGCTTGACCACATGGGATACAGCGCCCTTGGGAGCCAGCATGGACAGTGGGCCTTGGGACAGTGGGCCAGTCTGGTGGATCATGGCGTCATTGATGGCACGAGCCGCTTCCTTGGTCACTTCGCCAGTCCCACGGCCCAGGGCATACGGGAGCACCTTCAGGGCTTTGCCAGACAAGGGAAGGGGAGCGAACTGCCCAAGCTCCTCGAACGGCCCTGCTGACTTCTGGCGCACTGGGTCGCCATTAGGGATGGTGGGAGGGAAGCGCTTGGCAAGCTCTTCACTGCTGGGGAAGTACGGCTCCTCAGACACTGGCTGGAAGGCTCGGCCAGATCGGCTTGGCATGGCTGGGTTAAATGAGGATCCACCAGCGGCGTTCACCCCCATACGCGCAAGGGTCTCGATGTCCCCAGGCGCACCGAAGGTTCCAACGGCTGACCCTCGGAGTCCGCCAGCCATCATGTCAAACAGGGCTTGGGCGGGTTGGGCAAAGCTCTTCAAGTCGGCGGTGACTTGGTCGAGCGTCAGGGGTCGATTAGCGCGAGGGTTGGGCATCGTGACCTCGGTTCAGGTAGATGACCGATGATAACCGAGGGGGTCTGTCAAGTCCACCACTTCAGGCTTTGATAGCCGATGTCGACCTTGGAGCCACTCAGCCAAGACCATGTGCGCCCACTGCTCCAGTTCCCTCGACCCCATCTCTGGGTCACAGATGATCTCGAAGCGGTTCTCGCAAGTGGTGGCGGTCACCAGCACTGGTCTCCATTCTGTTTCAGGCGGCATATGGGTTTCCTTTCTGAGTTCCTCGTCCACTGTCAACATAGTCATCTTGATCATAGTCTTCGGGCGGTGGGCCATCAATGTCCAGCCACCGGGCGTCCCTGAGATAACGCAAAGCTTGTGTGCAGGCGTCAACAAAGTCATCATGTGTTGTGTCAGGGAAGGCGCAGATCTGGCTGACGAACGGCTCGGCCCAGTCCCTGACATAGCCCTTCCTGACCGTGCTCTCAGGAATCCACACACGCTTTCTGGCGATGATGTTGGACACAATGCTCAACCGCTGGATCTTGTCGGCCCTGCCCGGGTTGTAGGCCCGGACAGGCAGGTGTGCTCGTTGCAAGTCTTGGATCAGGCTGATGCCTGCGGCCTTGTCCTCCACCAGGATCAAGTCCACCCGCTTCTTCTCCACCCCGTCACCAAAGACGATGTCGTACTCGTCGATCACCTTTGGCCTCAAGTCAGGATACTGTAAGCGATCCTGCCAGCAGTCGATCACCATGACGGACATCGGGCCGTCCAATGGTTTGAAGCACCCGAAAGTGATGGCCGCAGTCGGGTCGTTGACCGTCTTCTCTGTATAGGCGCAGTCGTAGCTTTGGAGGATGTACTCGAACTTGGGAAACTCCTTGTCCGCAGGCCAAAGCTGGAACATCTCCCGCTTGACAATGCCCGACTCCTCGGGATCGATGATCTCGGCGTAAATTTCCTGCCTGCCAAGCGTTGTGCCCTCGTAGGACAGGATCTGCTTCTTGAAGTTGGCCGACAAGTTGTCCAAGTTGGAGTAAGTGCTTGCAGTCCGAACGGCCACATCGTCGCCTTCTCTGCCGATCAACTCGATGATCAAGTCCTTGGGTCTGGGGGTGGTGGTGCAGATGATCTTGGTCTGCTTACCCAGGCGGACGCCGAACTGGATCTGATCCCATGCGGCCTGCAAATAGTCCCAAGCGGCCAACTCGTCGCACCAAGCCCCGTGAAACTGTGGCCCCCGGAAGCGCTCAGGCTCGCTGGCTGGGATGCCCTTGATCAGGGAGCCGTTGGTCAATCTCAACTCGTGCGCGGTTTTGTTGTAGTCCTCGATCAGCACAGGCGGGATGACTGCTATCAAGCCGCTATCACCCTCAAAGCATGTCCCCCGGACATCAGCCGAGGTTGGAGCCGCTACCAGCCAGCGGGTGTTTGGTTGGCTCCAGGCCCACCATCCGACCTGCTCTGCGGCCATTCTGGTCTTCCCGGCTCCCCGCCCAGCAAGACACAGGTAGACCGCCCACCAGTCTCCTGGGGGCATGATCTGGTGGTCGTGGGCCTTGGCAAGCCAGTTGCATCTCCAGTCGAAAGCCGCCCGGAGTTCAGCAGGTAACAGGGCGTATTGCTTGTGGACATCTGGGTCTTTCAGCAGTTCGACGAGGTCATCCATTGGCCTTGTCCTGGCGACGAGCTTCAAGGGTCTCGATCACCGTTGCAAAGGTGTCAAAACTGATCTCTGTCTTCAGGGGGGCGTTCGGGTCACCAGCCACTTGGACTCGGTCACCGTAGCGCTTGGGGTTCCATTTCGCCAGGAGCTTGAGCTTGATCTCCGCCCGAGCTTTGACCAGGGCCACATATCCAGGGTCGATTCGGTCACCGTTCTGGGACAGGATGCGCTCTGGCTGGGCCACGGCTTCCAAGTAGATCTCCTCTGCAATGGCGTCCTGGCCGACCTCTCGGGCGTGTGCGATGGCTATCGAAAGCTCTTCGTCTTTTCCCATCCAATCGTAGATCCGAGTCCAAAAGGGCATGTGATCATCCCTACAGATTTGCCTGAGTGGCTCTCCGTTACTGAGCCTTTCACACATCTCTGCGGCAAGTTCAGGAGTGTACTTGGAAGGTCTTCCAGTTTTCTTTGCGATTTTTTCGGCCATAAGTTACACGGCTCCTTTAACCCAGAGTTTACATCTCTTTTTTTTCTTCTGCCAGCCATTGGTTTGCTTCTATAAGGCTTGTCCTGATCCTGAGTAGATGGGACTCTGTGTCATCCAATGCTGTTTGCAGGGTCTCTATTGCTTTTGCGGCCAATTCAGGGTTTTCCCTGATGTAGTCAACGCTCCAAATCTTTTCGCTCACATTGCCCCCCTCATCTCCCAGCCAGCCAAAAAATAGCTCCAGCGGCCTTGCATGGCTTGATTGACATACCTGCCCTTGTTCATCTTGAAGTCCTCGTCTGTGAACCCCTTGGAGCGCATCAGCGCCAGGAACATTTTTTCTGCCTTCATTCTTTTGCCCCCAAAAGTTCTTCATAAATGCGTTCAATTTCTGCTTTGGCGTCAATCAAAACATCAAGTTGTAACACTTTGTACGAATCAATAAATCCTTGGGTTAGCTTAACTCCAGCCTCTTCACCATCCCAAAAAATCTCCATCATTATTGGCTCCTGCTCTGGCTGTGCCAATGCTTTCTCTGCTATTAGTTTGGCAAAGGCCACAATTTCTGGCTGAACTTCTTTGTGCGTGAACAATCCAGCCTGTCTAGCCATCTCAATAATTTCATTTTGTGTCATGCTTCCCTCACTTTCAGCATGAGGTCTGCCAAAGCATAAGACTTCTCAGCCAGCATTTCAATTTCGTTTTTATTCCAATACCAACTATCGCCATCATCTTTTGTCCAGTCTTGGCGCAGGGTTTCCATTGCAACTGGCATTGCTTTGGCCGCAAAGTAATCTCGCAAGGTCATGCCTGTCATGTCCGTGCGGTGTGGGTTTGGGAATGCTTGTGTGTCCATGATTTGTTTCTTTCTCCATCCTGATGTGTGTTGCCAGTGACCCTGCTTGAGCGCAAGTTCTTCAAATGCTTCGTCTTCTGGATCTCTCATGAGAACATCCATGTAAAAAGCTGAACCCATGCCATGGGCGCAACAGTCATTGACACGCCAGTAGCCACCCCAACATACGCCAGATAAAGCTTCCATTCGTATTTGTGGCTGTAACTTATAGGCTCCCACTTGACCTTGGGTGTTCCATAAGTTCCCCTGGGGTCTGACCAGCCAAAAGTGTATCTATCTTGTTTCATTTGTCACTCCTTTCGTTTTCGTCCATCCAAAACCACAGCTTCATCAATGCGATCAACACCAGCCCTGCCACAACCATGCCCAGGCCACCAAGAAGAATTGTCACAACGATAGTTTCCATCACGCCTCCAGAATAAGTGTTTCCCGTCCCTTGGCCGTCAGATCCCAGACCACAGCAGGTCTGCCTGCTCTTGTTTTGCGGCGGAATCCCGTGTCATAGACCAGCCCCTGATCCATCAAAGTCACCCGGCAAGGTCTGTAGCTGTTCCCCTCCATGCGGAGATACTGCTGACCCTCCTCGTCGGTCAGGCCGTGTGTGGCCTGGGCAAATCCCACCAGGACGACCCTGGCCTTTGCGCCAAAGGTCGGAGCCTCCGCAATGGCCGAAGCCCTGCTGGTGTCGCTGTGGGACTGGTGAGGGGGCAATACACCCCCTTTCTTGGGCATCTCAAGGATTTGGATGCATTCAGCAATGGCATCAGCCACAAAGAGATCATCGGTCTCGATCTCCTTGAGCTTTGCCAGTACCCGCCGCATGGTGCTTTTGCTCATGCTGTGTGCTCGATGGCTTGCAGTTTGTTGATGCGGTCATTGATCTCGGTGACCGTCTTTTGGTAATCGGCCATCACCTTTTGCTTTTGCTCTACCAGCGCGGCAATTTGCTGGGCGCGTGGGTCAAAGTCATCTGGCACTTCAATCTCAATCTCCTGCTCACAGACATGAGCGCGATAGCTGTTGTCATCCAGCTTGCAGGCATAGACAAGGAATTGACCTTCATCTTCCCACTCATGCTTGCTGTAGTGGATGTGGACTGTGGTTTTGACTTTCATGGTGTTCTCCTTATGGGGCCGAAGCCCCGTGGGTTTAACGGCTGGTAGTTTTGACGGAGAAGACGGCGGTCACGCTGGTGTGAGCGGCGATCACATCGGTAGGCACATTGCAGACCTTGGCGATGGCTTTCCAGTCAACCACATTGCGGTTTGCTTCGATCACAGTGGCCTTGAAGAGAGTGCCCTCGACAATGCTGGGGCCACCTGCGGTGGCGGATTCTTTGATGGAATCTTTGATGGCATCGGCCTGTTTGGTCAGGTCAGCGATTTGGGCCAGGAGAGAGCCGAGGGTATCGACTTGGGTGAAAGCGAGATCGTTGTTCATGAGAGGTTCCTTTAAGTTCGTTCCTGCTTATGCAGTGCCTCCATGTTACACCAACTTTAAGTAAAAGTTAATGGCAAACAAACTATTTTTACTTTTTTGCATCAGGAAAACCCTAATACGCAACACCATAGTTAATACTTGTGTTTCTCAATTATCCGCATGATGGTGATGTTGAGGGCGTCAACCTCTTCCATCTTCTTCATCGCCCACATCCGCCTCTGCCCATGCCAGCCAAGGAGTGCTCCCTGGTGGCAGGGCTTGCACAGGGCCACCACGGTGTACTGCCTGTGCTGTTTGACATGGTGGGCGTCTGATGGGCCAGGGGCATCACAGACAGAGCAAGGTAATTCCTTCACAAGCGCCACATACCTGCGCTCTGCCGATGTCAGGGTGTTGTTCACAAGGTCGCCCTCTCCACATGCCTGTTGCTGGCGTTTTGCGACCTCCAGACCTCAATACGAGCCTGGGCGGCTATCAGCATCCACCGAAGCCGCTCCCGCTCCTCTACGGCTGTTTTGAGGGCTTCCA